AACGCAAAAAGGATATAAAGTAGTAACTGTACCAGAGTATCTGTTCTTTTATAGAAAACATGGAGTATCAATGGTAACCAACGCTATTAAAAACCATAACCAAATAAAGCAGTATATGCTTAATAAACTAACATAATTAACTTGCAGTAATGCAGGTTTTTATGTTATAATACAGTCATGAAACAAGAAGTAGGTAGGCCGTCACAACTCAAAGATGATCAGTTCTTATTGAAAATACGAGAATTAGTATTACAAGGAGCAACAGAAGCAGTAATGCAAGAAACACTTGATATTCCAAAGGGTACTTGGGATTATTGGAAGTGGAAGAACTATGAGAATTTCCAAGATATTCTTTTATCATATAAGCATGAACGTATTTTAAACAAAGCAGAAGCTAACCTTGAACAATTACTAGAAGGTGAAGATGAACGTATCAGAGCAGATTTAAGTAAGTTTGCACTAGAAACATTAAACAAACGACACTACTCTAAACGTACAGAGAACACAGGAGCAGATGGTAAAGAATTACCAACACCAATACTAATGAACTATGTATCAAGCAACGACATCACTAAAGAAAATAAGCCAGATGACCAAAAAGATACGGATAGTACAGGGGGGGACATCAGCGAGTAAAACCATATCAATTCTTTTATGGTTGATTAACCTTGCCCAGTCAGATACAAAACCTACATTGACTTCAATAGTAGCAGAAAGTATCCCACACCTTAAACGTGGTGCTATGCGTGACTTCAAAAACATAATGGTAGCACATAACTACTGGAAAGATAGTTTATGGAACGCTACAGATAGTACTTATACATTTGAAACAGGTAGCAAGGTAGAGTTCTTTTCAACTGATAACGGAGATAAGTTACGAGGGGCAAGACGTGACAGGCTATTCATGAACGAAGCAAACAACTGTACTCTAGACGCTTTTGATCAACTTGAAGTGCGTACAAAAGAGTTTGTATATTTAGACTATAACCCAACCAATGAGTTCTGGCTATTTACAGATGTAATGCCTAATCGTGATGACTGGGAAAAAGTAATTGTAACCTACAAAGACAACGAAGCACTATCACCAGAGATTGTATCTTCTATTGAACAGCGTAAAAACAGAAAGGGCTGGTGGCAAGTATACGGAGAAGGACAATTAGGTGAAGTAGAAGGAAAGATTTACAAAGGCTGGAACGAAATAGATGAGATACCACATGAAGCAAGACTTGAAAGACGTGGACTAGACTTTGGATATACCAACGACCCAACAGCCATTGTAGACATTTACTATTACAACGGAGGATATATCCTAGATGAAGTATGCTACCAAAAAGGAATGAGCAACAAGGAAATTGTAGATGTACTTAAAAACATTGACCCAATACTTGTTATTGCAGATAGTGCAGAGCCAAAGAGTATTGATGAGATACGTTTGTACGGATTAAACATTATGCCTGCTGTAAAAGGTTCAGGTTCAATCAATCAAGGTATTCAGTATGTACAACAACAACGAATATCAGTTACTAAAAGATCATATAACTTAATCAAAGAGTATCGTAACTACTTATGGGCAACTGATAAAAATGGTAAGATACTCAATGAACCAGAAGGCGGACTTGATCACGCATTAGACGCTGTACGTTACGCATTTAGTTCACTTGCACCAAAACAAATAGATAAAGATAGGATAATGGATAGGCTTATTACTCGTCATAGATTGTCGCAAGACCACTCAATATAATTATGGAACTCACTCACAATGAAATGGAAATAATAAAATTGTTGCGAACATTGCCTGCTTATGGTAAAATAGAGATAAGTACAGACCAAAACGGCAAGTACGACACTTATCTAGTTCACAAATCACAAAAGATAGTTTTATCAAACAAATAATTCTTCACCGAAAGACGGGGGGATAGCGTAAATGCTATTTCCCTTTTTTATATGGACATTACAAAATATGTAAAACAGAAAATGGAATTATGGGAGAACGGAAATATTCAAATTATTGACGGACTAACCTATAATCCAAAAGAAACCTTTAAAAAGGTTATTTACTATACCGAAAGTAAATACTTATCTGGTTCAAAAGACCATAGAGGTAAAGAGAAACCATTTTATAACATCGTAAACTTCCGAGTAAACGTAGCAACACGAGCAACTGATATTGATACAAAAGATATTCAGATCGTAGCAGACGAGCCACAGTTTATGCCTATGTCATTTCTTTTACAGAAAGAAGTGTACAACTGGATGAAAGACAGTAACTACGCAAAGACTCTTAATGAAATGGGTGCTACTCGTGCTAAATACGGAGAGGTTCTTATCAAACGATGTATTGAAGATGATGACGGAGAAGAAAAATTAAAGATAGATGTTGTAGACTGGCGTAATGTAATCGTAGACCCGAACGATCCAGATGACCTTGTAATTGAAAAACATTACATGAATGACCAAGAGTTATCTGAAAAGATTGATATATGGGATAACGTACAACAAGCTATTGATGAAGCACGAAAAACACCTGATGGTAAACTTGAAGTGTTAGAGGTTACAGGATATATACCAGAATCTATGTCACCAAATGGCGGAGATGAGTACACATTTAAAATCCAAAAGTTTTTCATGTACTCAAAAGGTAAATCAAATAAATCTACTAATATTCTTTACCATGAATTCTTAGATGAAATGCCTTATAAATCTCTATCATGGGAAAAAGTAAACGGAAGACTAGGGCGTGGAATTGTAGAAGACGGATTTGAAGCACAACGCTGGGTAAATGACGCTGTTGTAAAAGAAAAAGAAGCAATGGAGTTAGGTTCTAAAGTTATCTTTAAAACTACTGACCCTAATGTACAAAACAACGTATTGTCAGAGGTTGATAATGGACAGATTATCCACATCACACAAGGTTCTGACTTGTCATTGGTAAACACTATTACCAACGCATTTCCTGAATATCGTAATGTTATACAGTCATGGGATAGTCAGTTAGAAAAAACCACTTCAACATTTAACGCAGCAACAGGAGAAACAATGCCGTCTGGTACAGCATTTCGTACAGTAGCTATCTTAAATCAAGAAGCGACTTCAATGTTTGATTATCGGAGAGAAGAAATGGGTATCTTCCAAGTAGAAATCTTTAGTGAATGGATTATTCCGTTCTTAATGAAGAAGTTTAATAAAAAACATATCCTGTCATCAGAGTTTACTGCAGAAGAACTACAAGCTATTGATGAATCATTCGCTAACTATCGTGCAAATGAAGAGACTATGGAACTTATCTTATCAGGTAAACCAGTCTATGCAGAAGATTATCAAATGATCGTATCAGCAGAAAAAGAACTATTAAAGAAATCTAAAAACATTCGTTTCCTTGATATTCCAAAGAACTTCTATGGTAACTGGAAACCAAAAGTAACCATTGTAACAACTGGTGAACAAAAGAATAAAGCAGTTATCCTAGAATCATTAAACAATGTACTCACAGTAGCTGCTAAATCTCCACAAGTACTCACTGACCCTACACTATCTAAAATCTTTGCAAAAATACTTGAAGTATCAGGTTCTGGTATCTCTCCAATTTCACTAGGTATGGGTGCTAATATGTCAGCACCTGCACAAGAAATGCAACCTACGCAATTACCACAACCAGAAGTAACAGCTCAACCAGCTTAATAATATGGAAACTATCAAAAGATTTGTAAACGACAAGCATATGCTCGCAGACGTACAGTCAGCAGTAATTGATATTCTAGAAAAAGAAATCATTACTAACGCATATGCAGGTAATGACGTAAAACATCTAGCACTTGCTAAACACGTTATCGTAAAAGCATTACAACAGTTAGAAGCAGAATACGGAATTAAACCGCAAGGAAATGACGTAGATCATACAATTTAATAATTTGGGTTATCTTTCCCATTGCCAAAAAAGTTATTATTACGAGTATCGTCTCACTAAAAACGTTTAATCCTTTATCATTATGGAAAATCAAAATGAATATCTAAACGAAGATGTCGTATTAGAGGAAGAAGAGTTAGAAACATCTGAAGATATTGTTGATGAATCTGAAGAAGATGACGATTCAGTAACACTATCAAAAGCGGAGTTGAATAAACTAAAGCGAAAGGCTATTGCTTATGACCACGCTAAATCAAAACAGGAAACCAAACCTGTTGAAAAAAAGGTAATTACTAATAATAACAATAATCAAAGCGTATCTATCGAAGAAACAGTTTTGAAGGCTCAAGGACTTGAAGAAGAAGAAATTGATATGCTTAAAAAGGTTTCTGTATTGTCTGGTGTATCACTTATTGACGCACAGAAAGACACTGTATTCAAACTCTGGAAAGAGAAACAAGAATCAGAACAGAAATCAAAACGAGCTTCAATGGGAACTTCAAAAGGTTCATCTGCTAAACCAGTAAAGAGTTTTAACACTCCTGGACTATCAGAAGCAGAGTTTAAAGAATTGTGGAAACAAAAGATGGGTCGCTAAACATAATATATGGCTTTAGGAACAGACGGATATACATATGCAGATTTAGATGTAGCAATTCCAGAGATTTACGGACAAAAAATCAACGATTACTTCCGATATAATCTTGACCTTGCATCATTCTTTATCGACCGTTCAGATGAATTAGCAGGAGGTGGTAGTGTAATTTATACTCCAAACTTGTCAGCTCTTTCAACTAACACAAAAACTAACAATGCTCAAGTAACACTTTCTTCTCCAACTTACACTACTCAAACTTTGACAGTGTCTACATGGAAAGAAGCGTCATTCGTTATCGAAGACCGAGAAAAAGCACAGCTTAAAACTTCTTACTACTTGCAAAACAAAATTGCAGAAGGTGCTGCTTACGAAGTTGCACAAGACCTTGACTCTGCTATCGCAGCATTGTTCTCAGGATTTTCACAATCAGTAGGTTCATCATCTGCTAACCTTGCAGACAGTAGTATTTTGGCTGCTATCGCTACTTTGGAAACAGCAGGAGTTCCAGGAATTTACTCAGGAGATGTAGCATTTATCCTACACCCTAACACTTTCTACCGACAAATTGGAATCATCGACAAATTCACTCTATGGCAAAACACTAACAGTGAAATGCCTCGTGAAAAACGTCCTACAACAATGTTGTATGGTATTCCAGTTATCGTAACTCCTTCAGTACCAAATGAATCTGGTTCAGATGGACGACTTAACGTACTTGCTCACAAAGATGCTATCCACTGGGCTCGCCTTTCAATGCCTGCTAAAACAGGAATTGGAATGGTTGGATCAGAGGGAGTTCGTGTTCAGCAATCTTACGTTCACGAATATCTTGGAGACTTGGTAACTGTAGACTTGTGCTACGGAGTTATCGAAAACCGAGACAACGCTGCAGTGGTTCTTAAATCACCTGCAACAGTTGTATAGTGTTGTAATCTCGCCCCTTTTCGTCTCAATGATGGGGGCGAGGCATTGAGACTGTAACATTATCAATTTTAACTTAATAAACTATGACTACAGTAGTAGGAAGACTAGCAAAAAATAAAATTGTACGAGATACTTCTGGTTTT